TAAAGGGTCTGTGTCGTCTGCGAAGTCCCACTGACATTCTGACAAAGTCAAGTAAATCAGACACAACTTACTAACAAAATTCCCCCTGACACATTGTCAGACGGGATTCCCCTGGCTCCTCCCGCTGTTCCATAACCCACTACTTATTAACAATGACATATAGTCATGGGATTAATTTGGCCACGTCAATTAATTGTTGTACCTTTAGGTTGTGGGAGGGTGGGTAGCATACTGTCCGGAACCATTCCCGTCACTGGGCATCTAGCCCCTCCCCCATCTCCGACACGTAACTTTTATAAGTGCCCATCTTACCCCTGCCATCCCCCCTATATAAAACACTACTTACCCCGTAGGGGGCACTCCCCAAAATAACCATTTAGCCTGTAGGGGGTCCCCCATTAAAAAGACCTTTAGCCCCCCATAAAAGCCCCCTATTCAGGGGCCCCCTCCCCCCGCTCCGTATCCCCTCTTACATATAGGTTTTGAGGGTGGTTTAAGGGGGGTCAATGCTCTCCGTGAAATACGAGCGTTTATTTTACTTAGCTCCACATACCCCGTAAAAATATTTATAGATTTTTTTTGAAAACTTGACTATCATTATAGTGTGAGTGAAAAGAAACCTGAAATAGTAGAAAGAGAGTTGTGGGACCATTACTCTGAACTTCCTAATCCTTCATGGTATGAATATAAAGAAAAGATGAAAAAGAAATATCCGGACAATATAGTATATAATGATGAGAGTGGAGAGTTCGACGCAAAGT